TAAAAAAGATTATTTTAATACTTTACGGGCTGGTTTTACGGTAGCCGAAATAGAACAGCAACTTTTAGATGCTGATTTAACGGCAACAGTTACAACTCAAGAAATTTATCCAAATTTAGTAGTTGTTTACATTACAGGAACGCTATGATTATCCAAAACGATGCAGTAAAACTAGATGGTCAGGTTGTTGAGCCACGCCACACTATTGAGATCTACTGTCCTAGTTGCAGTCGTGATGTAGATGAATCCGAGTTAGCCGCGCAGAAATGTAATGATTGCGGGCAAGACCTCTCATCGCCAAAGCAGTCTGTTTCAATCAACGCCACATCTCAACCAATTGGCATAAAGATCTGGGGGCAGTAATGAAGTTAGTTACATGGTCTGAAGCTAAAGCTAGTGGGTTAAAACACTACTTTACAGGTAAGCCATGTAAACGTGGGCATATTGCTTTGCGTCAAACTTCTGCTTTGCGTTGTATGGATTGTGCAAAAGAGAAACAAGCCGAACGCATGAAAGACCCTGAAAAACGCGCAAAACAAATAAAAATAGTTACCGAATACAACAAAAAACGTAGAGCAACAGATTCTAATTTTAGGGTGCGTGACAACGAGTACAGGAAAAAATGGACTCACAAGAAAATGCAAGACCCAGAGTATGCGGCTAAAGTTATTGAGCAAGGTAGAATCGCTTCTGCAAAACGCAGGGCTATTAACCCATCAGCAAACAGATTCAAAGCCGCTAACTACAAAATTAGTAAGTACAAACGCATACCAGGCTGGCTAACAAAAGAAGACAGAGCTAAAATGAAGTCAGTGTATGCAATGCGAGATTGGTTAAACTGGACTGTACCCAATGGTAATTATCAGGTAGACCATATAATCCCTTTGCGAGGAATTTCTGTATCTGGGTTTCATGTACCAGAAAACTTACAGATAATCCGTGGTTCAGATAACGCTAGAAAAGGTAATAGATATGAAGCGTAGTTTGATATTATTGGCATTTGTTTCATGTACGGCTTTTGCGCAAGATAGTACAACAACCCTGAACTATAAAGGCCAACCTCCAGCAGGTGCTATGGCGCCATCTATTAGTTCATTCAGCCAGGATAACTGTTTGGTTGCTGTCTCTGGGGCTATTAGCTCTACGGTCATTGGATTTTCTGGTGGATCCTATATGATGGACGAGGATTGCTCAAGACGTAAATGGGCATCATTCTTGTCTAACAATGGTCTTAAAGTAGCCGCGGTTGCTATTGCTTGTTCAGCACGCGAAGAAAATTGGGATGCCATGATGATGTCAGGCACGCCTTGTCCGATAGATGGTCTCGTTGGTGATGCAGCGCGCAACGAGTGGATTAAACGCTACCCGGAAAAGTTTAAGAAATTATATGGTTCGGTTCCTCCTCTTGTTGACTTGGCTGCTGTTAAGCCTGACGAAAGTAAATAATGTTCAAGCGGCTTGCTATGCTGGTACGTGGACTAATGGGTTGCCAGTCTACAGCTCCCTTTTCGTTGACGGTGGAACAACCCTCGCCCAGTGCCAAGCTGTTGCGTGCCAAGCGTACCCAAGCATCTCACCAACCTGCCCGCAACCCTGCCAGCAAGAAACCCAAAGCCAAGTCCTCAACTGCCCAAGCGGGTACAACGGCACAATCACGCAAACCAAAACAAAAACCTGCCCAGCAAACGTCTGGGGAGACTGGATTACAACAAGTAACACCTGCGTCTCAACCTGCCAGCCAGTCACGCAAACGCAAATCCTCAGTTGTCCAGCCAACCACACAGGTCAAATCACGCAAACAAACACAAAAACCTGCCCAGACAACCAATGGCAAGGATGGGTTACAAGCTCAAACACCTGCGTTGCTAACCCGCCAACCTGCACCTACCAAGCTCAAACCGAAAACAGAAGCTGCCCCGTCAACTTCAGTGGCGCGCAAACTTGGAAAAAAGAAACCAACTGTCCGTCAGGTAGCTATGGTCAGCCAAGTAAAACAGACTGGTTCAAAATCCAAGACAGCTGCACGCCCAACCCGCCAACATGCCAAATAAGCAACCAACTACAAACACTACAATGCCCGACAGGTTATACGGGGAGCATTACCCAGACTCGTTCCTCGACGTGTCCCGACCCGTACGGGAGTCCAGCGTGGCAACCTTGGGCGACTACATCAGACACTTGCAAAAAGTCAATAAACAACCCGACCAATCCTGTGTCGCCTGTGTCGCCCCTGAGTCCAACTTCGACCACATCTGCCCCAACAATCCAATCCTCACCTGTAACTGCACCGACCCCAAATATTGCGCCGAACTCGGTAACGACCCAGACCGCCAATACAGAGACCCCGCAGACAAAGACGGATTCTCCGACAACCTCGAGTACACAGGTATCCCAATCCCCCCCGCCAAAAGGGAAAGTAAGGTCAGCGGCTGGCCTTGCGTTGTCGTTGGAGCTGTTTGTGAAACCTGGACTACAACAGCCGAATGTGTTCCCGGAAGTGAGCATAGTGGGCGGGATACCAAACAACGTATTGATGCAGGACTCAATAATGATGGACCTGTTGCAACAAACGGGCTTTAACCAGCCAGCGTATAACCAAGACTTAGGATTTGAACAATGAGTGATTTAGAGAAACTAGATAAAGTACAAGGATTTGTAGATAAGTGGGTGACTTGGGCCAAGCAAAACACTATGGTGGCTGGCTTCATTATTGCTGGCGTGCCTGTTATTTTAGGCGCTGGCTATACAGGTATTACCAAGTTCAACGAAGTCAAAGAGATGTATGAGGGCTACAGTGATACTGCCTCATCCGCATCAGCCGCGGAGCGCAAGGTCAAGCTACTAGAAGAGAAGGTAGCAGATCAACGTGAAGTCATTGCTAAGATGCAAGAGCGTCTAGCAGAGGCTTTGATGGCAGCGCGCGAAGCCAAGATTGTTGCAGAAAGCACACAGAAAGAATTACGCTCTGGCTTGGCTGCACAAAAGGTTGAGCTAGATGTAACAAGTTCTACGCTACGCTCTGAGATGAACACATTGAAACGTGCAACAACTAACCGTTTAGGACAATAAAATGTTATCGCTAATTTCAACACTAGGTGGCTTGTTAATCTCAGGATTGCCAAGCGTATTGGGATTCTTTCAGGACAAGTCTGACAAGGCGCATGAGCTAGACCTAGCCAAGATGCAGACAGAGCGTGAAATCCAGATGATGGAGCGTGGCTACGCAGCACAAGCCAAGGTAGAAGAGATTCGTACAGATCAAGTCATGATGCAGACTGATGCTGATATGACCAAGGCTGCTTATGAGCATGATGCCAAAGTCTTACAAAAGGCGGCTCCGTGGGCTTCTACATTCGTGGCTACAGTGCGTCCGATGGTAACTTACTTGTTCGTGGCTGAGTTGTTTGTGATTAACGTAGGTATCGGTATTTACGTGTTTATGCATCCAGGCGTTATTGGAAACATTGATGACTTGTTAAAGATTTCTGATGAGATTTTTAGTGATGACGAGATGGCTATGCTAGGCGGTATTATTGGCTACTGGTTCGGATCACGTGGGTGGTCTAAAAAGTGAACGTAAGCGAAAAGCTTATTGAGATGATTAAACATGACGAGGGGGTGAAGACCTCCCCGTATCAGTGTCCCGCTTTGCTTTGGACGGTAGGCGTGGGCCATGTTATTGACCCTACCCATGCTAGAGTTAAGTTAGAAGACAGAAAGGCACTACCTATTCCTGCGGGTTGGAATCGGGTTTTAAGTATGGATGAGGTTAATAATATACTTAAGAAAGACCTAAATAGGTTTGAAGCAGGTGTAAAACGCTTGTGTCCAGGTGAGCTGACGCAAGGTCAGTTTGATGCTTTGGTTAGCTTCTCATTCAATGTTGGTCTTGGTAATCTACAAAACAGTACCCTGCGCATGAAGCACAACCGAAAAGAATTTGATGCTGCCGCAGAAGAGTTCTTGAAGTGGAACAAAGCTGGTGTTAAAGTGCTAAAAGGGCTAGATAAACGCCGCAAGGGCGAAAAAGCCCTATATGAATCTTAGGGTAAACCATGCCATTACAGAAATTACAATTTAAGCCTGGTGTTAATAGAGACCAAACGAACTATGCTAACGAGGGTGGTTGGTTTGCTTGCGACAAAATTAGGTTTAGATCAAGCTATCCTCAAAAGATTGGTGGCTGGCTTAAATATACTGTAAATACTCTTATCGGTGCATGCCGTCAAATGTTTGGTTGGACTACAACTTTTGGCGATAACTTACTAGCATTAGGAACAAATCAAAAGGTTTACATTGACGTAGGTGGCAACTTATACGACATCACTCCATTAAGAGCAACGTACACCACTTCAACAACTCCTACAACTGATAACTGCTTTGATACAACAAACGGTTCCACATCTGTTAATGTCAATATAGTTACCAGTGGCGCCGCAGTGGGAGATTGGGTAACGTTTTCTGGCGTTGTAGGCCCAATAGGTGGCATACCGCAAATTGAATTTAATACGTCATTTAAGATTGCTTCCGTTGTTGATGTAGACAACTTTACAATTCAAACCACAACAGCTGCTACATCAACCACCTCAAATGAAGGTGGAACTGCCATTACCGCCAAGTTTCAGATTCCTGTTGGTTTTCCAATCACAACTTTTGGTTATGGTTGGGGTACTTCAACATGGGGACGTGGCGCATGGGGTTCTGGATCAACTGTACCTGTCTCATTACAACAACAGGATTGGTTCTTTGATCAGTTTGATAATGACTTGATTATGAACATCCGTAATGGCCCACTTTACATTTGGGAGCGCGGATCATCTTCAAACCCGTCAACTGCTTTAGATACAAATGCCATATTGTTGTCAGCTGTTGGTGGCGCCACAGATGTTCCAACAGAAGTCACTCAAGCTTTAGTATCCCAAAACGATAAACATTTACTTGCATTTGGAGCCACGCCCTACCTAGGCAGTGATTTTGACCCTCTACTAATTAGATGGGCAAGCCAGAACGCACCTGAAAATTGGACTCCTGGACCAACATCATCTGCTGGTTTCTTGCGAGTTTCTCGAGGATCTAAAATTATTAGAGCCATTCCAACACGCCAAGAGATATTGGTTTTCACTGATGCGACGTTGAATTCAATGCAGTTCACTGGAACAACATCCGTATTTAGTTTGACAGAGATGTCAGACAACATATCAATTATTAGCCCTAGAGCCGTTTCTGTTGTAAACAATACAGCATACTGGATGGGTAAAGATAAGTTCTATTTCTACACTGGTAGCGTTCAAACATTACCAAGTACGTTAAGAAACCATGTTTTTGAAGACATCAATTACGGTCAAATAGATCAGATTATCTGCTCAACTAACGAGGGATGGAACGAGATTTGGTGGTTCTACCCTAGCGCAAACTCTCAATACAATAACAAATATGTTATCTACAACCATTTAGAAAAGATATGGTACTACGGAGACATTGAGCGCTCTGCATGGTTAGATAGCCCGTTACGTCAATACCCACAAGCGGTTTATACAGACCCAACTACTTGGAGTACTGGCATTATTTACGACCAAGAGCGCGGCACAAACGATGATATATTACCAATGTCTTCTTATATCCAGTCATCAGACTTTGATTTAGAAGACGGCACTGAGTTTATGTTGATTAAAAGAATCATTCCTGACTTTTCTTTTCAGGGTTCAACAGCAGCAACGCCAACCGCTTACGTAACAATTAAGCCACGCAACTTTCCTGGTGCAAATTACCAAACAGAGGCAGAAGAGCCTGTTGTTGAAACAACCTCTATACCTGTTGAGCAGTACACAAACCAAGTGTTTATTCGTGCAAGAGCGCGTCAGATGGCATTTAAAGCATCTTCAATTGACCTAGATGTTCAATGGCAACTAGGCAATCCAAGACTTGAAGGTCAGAAGGATGGCAAACGATAATGGGTTTCTATAACGTAGTTTCTCCAGCGTTACCGTTACCACCTATTGACTATGATAAGAGTCAACAGGATCAGTTTCAGTATGCTTTGCGTTTATATTTCAATCGTTTAGGCGAGTCTTTAACTCAACTAGCCAATACAGGCGGCGGTAGTTTTTTAAGTTTTCCGTTTATTGAAGCATCAGATAGTGGTACACAATACGCAACTGGTAATAACACAGCAACAATCGTAAATTGGGACACCACTAGTTTTGGTAATCAGTTTACGTTGAACGTGGGTAATACCGCTACTGCCCAACGTTCTGGTATTTATAAGATTACTTACAGCCTACAGTTTGCTAATGATGCTAACGATATCCATAACGCTGTTGTTTGGCTGCGTATAAACGGCTCTACTTCAGCAGCAGACGTACCTAACTCAACAACCACTTTTACCTTGCAAGCCCGTAAAAGCGCTAGTGAACCTGCATTTGTTTGCGGTTACTCAGAGGTTGTATTTGCCCTAAATGCTGGCGATGAAGTAGGTTTATGGTGGGGTACAGACCAAGCAGCAACATCTGGTGGCGGTACAGGTGTATACATATATAGTGAAGTAGCCCAAACAACTCCAATGGCATACCCAGCAACTCCGTCTGCTATTGGTTCAATAACGTTTGTATCGGCGCTTACAACATGATAACATTCAACATAAATAACCCAATGAGGTTCGCATGAACTATTACGCACAGGGCGGCCAAGCCCACGGATTAAAGTCAATCGCCCAAGAGATGCAACAAATGGGGCGTGGTGGCGACACTATGTTAGCGCACATTAACCCGCAAGAGGCGGCTTTACTTAGGCGTTTAGGTGGGTCAGCAACGATTAACCCAGCTACTGGGTTGCCTGAATATTTTAAACTTAAAAGTTTTAATCCAGTAAAAATAGTTAAAAAAGGTCTTAGCGCACTTGACGATGCAGTTTTGCAGCCTATAACTGGTGCTATTCAAGATGTAGTCCAAGAAGTAGCTAAGGCTACTGGCCCAGTTGGTCAAGCTGCCGCTGCATATTTTGGCGGGCCTATTGGTGCCGCTGCGTACGCTGGCTTGGCTGGTGAAGACGGATTCAACTTTAAGCGTGGCCTTATGGCTGGTGCCATGGCTTATGGCGCTCAAAATTTAGGTGAAGGCTTAGGAGCTGCTGGAGATGCTGGCGCACCAGCTGTACCAGATCCGACTGCGGCTTCAACCAATTTATTATCATCTGCCCCTCAAACTTATGGTTTAGGCAGCGGTGCATCTAACTTTGGAATTAACCCAAGTGCAATTGGTGAAACAGGACTTAATATTGGTACCGCGGCTGGTGAAGCTAGTAGTGGTTTAGGTGGTATTGCACCAGCATCAGCTGGTTCTTATGGAGCCGCCCCTAGTTTTCTGGATAAAGTTGGTACAGGTGTTTCTAACGCCATTAAGAGTGCTACTGATTCATCTACTTATAAAGATATTGGCTCCAATTTAGCCGACAAATTTACGTCTATCCCAGATAAGTTGTCAAATGTGGGTGGTGGAATATCTAATTTAACAAGCTCAGACCCTGCTATAAGAAAAGCTGCAATGGAAAAATTTGCGGCATCTGGTGCAACCATGAAAAATACAGCCCTACCTATGTACATGGGTTACACGGGTACTCTAGCGCTTGATGAGATGGACAAGTTTAAAGAAGAACAAGACATTGAGAACGCAAGAATTGCTGCTGAACAAGCAGAGTTTGACGCTCGAATCAATAAAGGAAGAGAAAGCGCAATTGCTGCAATGCAAGCAAATCCTTATATGTATGCCGCTGGCGGTGATGTTCCTGGTTTTGGCATTAAAGCTTTGGCTAATAAACCAGAGCAGTATGGTGGTGAAACTGCTACTTACGCCGCAGGTGGTCAGCCAAGATACTTATCTGGTGGTGGCGATGGTATGAGTGATTCAATTCCTGCAACAATTAACGGCAATCAACCTGCTCGTTTAGCGGATGGTGAGTTTGTAATACCAGCTGATGTGGTATCTCACCTAGGTAATGGTTCATCTAAAGCAGGTGCAAAACAGTTATATTCAATGATGGACAAGGTTCGTAGCGCCAGAACAGGCACTAAGAAACAAGGACGTCAAATCAATCCTAATAAATTTTTACCAGCGTAAAGGGTAAATCATGGCAACTCAAACAAGCGCATCGGTCTCAACTGGATCAATCCCAACGATACTAGAGCCGTACTATACGGGTACGCCAGCTGTAGGTACGCCAGGCACTCCTGGTTATATTCCAGCTACTACTGGCTTAATGCCAAAGGCGCAAGAGATATTCAGTAAAGACTATGACACGATGTACGGCAATGCTATTAATGCAGCTGGACTTGGTGGTGCTGGTCGAGTTGCAGATTTA